TTCTAAAACCTATAGTTGTCGTAGAACAAACAGAGAAACCTTTAAAAGATGAAATTCTAAAACCTATAGTTGTCGTAGAACAAACAGAGAAACCTTTAAAAGATGAAATTCTAAAACATATTATTGTCTTAGAACAAAAAGAAGAAACCTTAAAAGATGATGATGAGATAGTAAAACATCCAATTTTAGTTTTAGAACAAACAAAAGAACCTTTAAATGATGATGAAATGGTAAAGCAGTCTAGTGTTATTTTTAAAACAGAAGAAACCTTAAAATATGATGATGAAATTGTAATGAATAATAATGAAGATATTAAAGTAATACGTATAAACAAATCTTTTTTTTAAGATATAAAACATTAAATGTATTATGTATATTCATTATGTATAGCTCTAATTATTTTTATAATTATTAGTAGCTTTGAAAAAAAACAAACAATTACAGTTAAAGATTTATTAACATTTATAGTTCTATATATTATTATTACTTTTGTAGTTTATTATATCTATTCTGCTATGAATACAACAGAAACAGAATCAATAGATTCTATACCATCATATATTCCTGAAACTATCCAAACTGGATTTAATATTGTTTCTTCTTAACTGTAATTTTACAAGCATTTTTACTATTTTTTATTACAACATTAGGATCATATTGTTCATCTTCTTCTTCTTTATCGTCATAATTACTTAATTTTTCTTTTTCATCTTGTATTGATTGCATATCCCATAAAGCGGAATCGCATAATTTAAAGTTTTTTGATGGATCTGCTTTATACCAAAATACTTGATCTTCTAATCTAGATCCAGATGCCCTATTATCTATTACCATACAACCATAATCTTGTGTAACTTGTTCTAGTACTTGTTCAAATACTTGCAAACTAGGAAACATTCCAGCATAATGATCATATAACCTTTCTTTATTTTTTTTAATATTTTCTTTAAAAATAAAAACATAATCAATATTAGTTCTTAAAGCAGGACTTATACCCATAGGGAATTGCATTGTTAATAAAAATAATATTTTATAATGTCTTCCATTCATAAATATTTTACGTATATTTGCGTCATTTGTCCAAGATTTATCATACATTGCGTCGTCCATTACTAAAAAAGATCTAGGATCTATAGATGTATGCCCATAATTTTCTAATTCTTTTTTATATTTTCCTGATATCTTCTGTTGCCTTTGAACATATTTATTTATCAATTCAGGAGAATATTCATCGTGTATTAATAATTTTGGTATAAAATTTTGAAAATATGAGTTTGCATGTTCTGTTGGTGATATTACCATACCAATAGGTATATTTGTATGATATGATAATATATCTTTAATACATACACTTTTACCTCTATTACGTGCGGCTATAGCAACAATAACAGAATCATCTTTTATTTTCTTTGGATCAAATTTTTTTAATTCTAATCTAAATGAAGGTTTATTGCTTTGTTTCATTTAATCTTACGTTATACATTTTTAACTTTATCCTTTCGCACTTAACCAAGGATCTTCTTTATCATTAATAATATCGCTTATTTCTTCAACCGATTGATCTTCTTCTTTTACTGATTTGATGGCATCTGTCCTACGACTGTCAAATACTATATCTTTATTATCTTTATTTTCTTTGTAATGTTTCATAAGACTATTAAGTTCTGATTCAGAATATTCTTGGTTTTCTACATTAGTAGCTATATGGCTTTCATATGGTAGCCAACAACCTACTTGTGCTACATAAATATGAAAATAAGGATCACTTTTCTTTAATTTTTCACATCTTACTTTAGCTAATTCTAAAGTATCATATACACCTCTTACTTTAATACCTCTTACAGATGTTTTAAAATTATTTTCACTATGAAACTCTTTTTCAATTTCATCTGAATTAGTATTTTTAAAAAATGCTAATTGTTCATTCATATCATTATTATCAAAAATATATTTATGATTATCTTTAATACCCATAATTATATCTTTGTTCTCTGGAAACTTTTCAACTAAATTATCTAATAAGTCTGTCATATCTTTTGAAAACTTTTCGGTAAATTTAGAAAAATAATACGCATCTTTGTTTTTAATTACATCTTCGGGGTTTAAAAAAGATACACATACAAAATTTTGATTTCTCAAAGGTTCGTCTTCATCCAAATAATCTATTTTAGTTTCTGACATTTTAAATTAATTTTAAATTATATCTTTATATATAATAAAATGTATGACGTAGATATTAATGAACTGGTTTTAAAAGCCTTAAAATACCTTTTCCAAGGTCTTATGATTGCTATTGTAGCTTATTTACTTGATATGATTGGACCTAATAAACTTAATACTTGGGAAATTGCTATATTATCAGCAACTGCTGCGTGTATATTTGCAATATTGGATATCTTAAGCCCTACTTATACACAATCGGCTCAACAGGGTATAGGTTTAGCAACAGGCTTTAAACTTATGAGATTTCCTTATTAAAAATTATATATAAGCAAAAAATAAAATAACAAAAGCATAATGTTAAATAATTTAATTGAAAGTGCTATAAGATCTAAAGGAGCACATTATGATTTAGCCGCTATTATTTATTATTTTTATAAAGACGAATATAAGGTGGTAAATGATAAGTGGTTTAAAAGTGTTAATACTGAAATAAAATGGCAAGAAATGGAAGCACCTAATGATTTATATATTAATATTAGTCGTAAGATCTTTGATGTGTTAATGGAGGAATACGATAAACTATATCAACAAAGTAAAGTAGCCGATACACTTGATATGTCGGATTTATATAAAGAAAAAGCTAGAAAATTACAACGAATTGCTAATAATTGTAAAATGGTTAATTATAAAAATAGCTTAATTCGTGAATGCAAACCTTTATTTACTGTTGATGAATTATAGTTTCTAGTATTGTTTTAATATCAACATCTTCTGTATTAATTGTTAAATCTGCATTTAATCTATCAATATTACATTCTGATATATGTTCTAGTCTTGCAAGGTGTTCGTGTGCTTTATCCTTATAAAGATCTTCAATTCTTTTTATCTGTTGATTTTTATGAATTACCAGTTTTATTATATAATAATTATTGGCTTTAAGATAATTATATTCATTTTCAAATCTTAAATCATCTATTACAATGTGGGTTTTATCTTTTATTTCTTTATCTAATTGTTTTATCCAAATATTATTATCTAGTTCTTTCATCTTTTCTGCAAAATCTTGAATTAGCTTACGATCTTTATATTCCATTTCAAATATTTCTTTAGCATATTTTTTTACGTTATCCGCAAAACTATATTTTTCTAATTTTAATTTATCTTTAAGTTTATTTGCTAATGTTGATTTACCTGAACATATTTTACCTGTTATTGCTATTTTCATTATTTATATAAAAATGATTTTTGTTTAAGTTAAAACAAAATGATATAGCTATGTTAGATAAACTTAATAACACTTATTATACTGCATATTTTAAGGATAATATATTACTTAATTTGTTAAACAATATTAAAATCACTTAATTACGTTAATAATAAAGACTTTATCAATTATATTAAAAATGATAACTAATATATATAAATAAATATATGAACACTGATACTATTGATATTATTGTGAGTTATTTAGATTTTAAGGATATTAAAAAAGTTATGTTTGTTTCAAAAAATATATACAATAGTATTAGTTTTAATAATAATTTATGGTTATCCATATGTAATAAATACTTTAAATTACCAGGTGATTATTTTCAATTTAGGAGTCTTTTTAATTCTGCTATATATTTACAATGTATCACTACTGCTACTAAGTATAAAGAATATTATAAATCTAGTTATATTATTGAAAAAAATAAGAAAATAACTATCGGTAGATCAAGAACAAATGATATATGTATATTATATGATGATAATGTATCAAGACATCATTGTGTCTTTAAATTTATTGATCCTACTAAGATATTTATCAAAGATCTTAATAGTTGTAATAATACATTGGTTAATGGTAAAAAAATTACAATTGAACAATTGTATGTTGGTGATGAAATTACTATCGGTGGTAATGTTATTCTTAAAGTTGTTTTAGTATAAAAATGATTTATTAATTTTACTATTAAATAAAATGGTTTTTGCCTATCAAAAGTTTAAAATTGTTAATTTTTTATTAAACAAATTCATTTTTGATGAAAATGTTATTTCAATTATATTAAAACATTATTGGAATAATTTAGACGATAAAAGAAAAGTATTACTTAAATGGGTTGATATTAGTAAATTAGATTGGTCGCGTTTATCACTTAATCGTAATGCTATTAATTTACTAGAAGAAAACTTAGATAAAGTTGATTGGGATTATATGTCTTTAAATCCTAATGCTATTAATTTGCTTAAACATAGTGAGGATAAAATTGATTGGTATTTTTTATCTGCAAATAAAAATGCTATAGGTTTATTACAAAATAATATGTCTAAAGTTAATTTTGCACAATTATGTGATAATCCTAATGCTATTCAAATTATTAAAAATAAACAAGAAGAAATATGGCAAATGCCGTTAAATCGTAATAAAAATGCTATTCAAATGTTAGAAGCAAATAAGGATTACATTATTTGGTATGAATTGTCTAAAAATAAAAATGCAATAAGTTTGTTAAAAAATAATTTAGATAAAGTATCTTGGAAACATTTATGTTTAAATAAAAATGCTATTGATATTTTAATTGAAAATCAAGATAAAATTAATTGGTGTTATTTGTCTGCTAACAAAAATGCGATTGAGTTAATTGAAAATAACTTAGATAAAGTAGATTGGTTTATGTTATCTTCTAATAAAAATGCTATTAAGATATTAGAAAATAACCTAGACAAAGTAGAGTGGTATTCGTTATCTTCTAATAAAAATGCTATTAAGTTAATTGAAAATAATCTAGATAAAATAGATTGGTATAATTTATCTGGAAATCCTTCAATATTTGAAGATGAACCTATGCCAAATATTATATAGTATTGTTAAATAATTCTATGAGTTCTTTAACTGTTTTATTATTACGTATAAACTTATAACCATTATAATAATAATGTTCTTCTGGATTATATATAATATTTTTGCGTTTATAATATGTCATTTCAATTGATTCTATTTCATCATCAATATTTATATATTCTAATGAATTATTTATAATTATAAAACAATTATCATCTTTAGGTGATTTTATTGATTCTAATGTATATTTCATTCTATAAGATAATTCTGGAGTATTATCTAATGATCTTGAATGTAATAATGTTTTTAATATATTTTGTGTTATATTATGATCTTTTGATATAAAATACTTATTTATTTGTAGATCTTTTAGATCTTCTAAAATATATAATTTTAAAGGATTTTCACAATAATATCGATTTGTTTTTTCAATTAATGAACCTTCATTTGGATAAAGTTGTTGTAAGAAATTATTATATTTTATTTTACTATCAATCTTTATTTCTTTTTTAAATATTACATTATCTAATTGTACATTATCATTATAATTTATTGGATGAACTAGTAATAATATATTACAATCTTTATATTTTTCATATTCTATATATTCTGTATAGATCTTTGGAAAATATTTATTTTTAGGTTCTAATGATTTTATATCTTCTACAGTTTTGTCTATAATATTATTAATATTAATTAATTTTTTATGTTCATTATGATGATATATGTATAATTTAGCAAGATCATAATGATAATTAGTTATTTTATTTGTTGTAAAAGTATTATTTAATTTTTTAAGATCAATAATAATATTTTGAAGATTATAAAATATAGTTTCCATATTATTATTATATTTTTATTTAATAAAAATATGAGTGGTGCAGGTCCACGGAGGAGAGATAGTTCTGGAGCTCCATCGAGACCTGGACCTGGATCTATACCTGAAGATGGATCTGTAGCTCCATTTGGAGCTGCATCGGGAGCTGAATCTGAATATCCATCGAGTTCTGGATCTTTTGGATCTAGAGCTCCATTTGGTTCTAGAGCTCCATTTGAATATAGATTTGGAGCTACAGATCCATTGGGACCTATATCTGAAGATTTTGAATGTAACTCTGAAACTGAAGAATATAAAACTGTATCACAATTGATTAACGAAAATCCAAGCGAACCTATGCAAGAAGTAACAACGACAGAGGTTGAAAAACGTTTACGATCAACCTTACAAACAAGCATACAAGATAAACTGCAATTAGAATTTACAAGATCTTTAATAAACCAAATGGAAGAAACACTAAATAATGCTAAAAAGGCTCAACTAGATACGGAAAGAGATAATGACCATTTTATTGATTTATTTACACAGTATAAAAGTCATTTAGATATAAAAAGCAACGAACATTTTTTTTCAGATAAACTTAGATTATTACTGCGTGTTTTTATTACTAGTAGATTACCTAAAGTTAGACACAGTGTTTCAACTCGTGTAAATTTGCCTGGACGCGAATATCAGCATCGTCAATCTGGAAAAAACGATCGATTTACTATAGGAGATATGTTTAAAGATTCTAGAGATGGTTATAAGAAGTATTTAATTACTGAATTTGGTCATTTACATTACGATCGCAGAACTGCAATTAGTGAATTAATTAAGAATGCATTTATGTGTTTAACAAGAGGTACCAAGATAGATACAAAATCCCGTTTCTGTAAGAAAATAATTGTAAAGGAACTAAAAAAAGAGTTTTCTTTTTATTTAAGTATTACAGACAAAAAAATTGAATTAAGATGTTATTTAGAAGACGAAGATTCCGGAAAAGCAGGTCCTGTGTATGAGTGTTCATATTATATGAGTAACAATGAGGAAAGTTTATTGTTTGTAGCAAAAATTACAGGAAAACCTGGTTTTAGAAATATTCATATAACACAAGTTTACCCACTAATCGATAGGGATGATAATAAAAGTTATGCTAGTCCACATATAACATTTACAGGTACAGGTCCTGAAGAAAGACTTTATATTGATTATAGTAATAATACTAAAGGGTATAGTCTATCTCAACTCTTGAATCTTGTAAATAAGTATGTTGTAAGCCCTAATGAAACAACGCAATCATTGTTTCTATCAATGAATTCTAAATATATAAAAGAATTAGAAACTTTATTAGAAAACAATAAAGAAAAAATAAATGAGATGAAGATGAAGATAGAGAGTGGCTTTCAAAGAAGAAAGATGGAATTACAAGCACAGCAAAATTTATTATTGCAGAATAGATTAAAGAAGAAGAGAAAGCTACAGAGCCCTAAAGGAGGAGGATCTACAAACAAAATACTTAAAATTAAAGAACAAATTAAAATTATTAGAGGTAAATATAAAACTACGAAATTAGATAAATATTTAATACAAATTGATAAATTAAAAGAAAAGATAGAACAATTAAAATTAAAAGACAAGAAAAATAAAATTAAAGAACAAATTAAAGAAGTAAAAGCCTTACATAAATTAAATCCTAAAAAAGCATATGTCAATAAAATGATAAAACTTAAAGAAAAATTTAATAATATGTAATAAATCATTTTTATTTTTTATAATAATCTAGTAAGATCCTAACAATGAGTAAATTATTTAAACTTCCTGAAAATTATTCGTGGAATCAATTAAAAGAAAGTTATAAAAAACTAGCTATTCAAAATCACCCTGACAAAGGTGGTGATCCTGATTTTTTTAATTTTATTACTGAACAATTCCAAAAACTTGCTATTGAAATTAAAAATAGAGATTCTAATAAATCACATTTTGATCTTAAACAAAATCATAAAGAAACTAGCAGTCTTTCAAATCGTTTTGGTATATCTCAAGTTGCTAATGATACTTTTAGTAGTAAGTTTAATAAAGCATTTGATGAAAATAGATTTGTTGATGAAGATGTAGAGTTTGGTTATGGTGGTATGATGGATCTTTCTAGTAAAGTTCGTGAAGATATTAACATTACGAATGTTTTTGGTAAATCTTCTGTTAGTTCCGAAAAGTTTAATAAAACCTTTGATACTAAAGTTAAACCTTCAACTAATGTTATTAAATATAAAGAACCAGAAGCTTTACCATCTTGTTCTAAAATCATTCACTCTGAAATTGGTAATAAAACAACCGATTATTCAGGTAAAACTTCTAGTAATAGTTTAAGTTATACAGATTTTAAAGTTGCTTTTACAGAAGAAAGAACACCAAATGATATTAATAGAAAGCAATTTAAAAATGTAAAAGAATATCAACAATATAGTGATCGTAAATTAAAGAAAGGTATGACGGATAAAGAAATACTTTTTAAGAAAAAAGAAGAAATGTTAGAGGATAAAAGAGAAAAAGAAAGACTTTCACGTATTGAAGAACGTGATAAAAAATTAGCAGAATATTATGAAAAAATATCTAGATTAGGTTTAGGGAGTCAATAGTGTATTTATATTATAATGTACTTAATATATATCGATTTATTACACCTAATTAAGCCTATATATTTTGGTTTGATTATTAACATTTAAAGACACATTAAGATTATTAATAAAACATAAATATGACTAATTTATATCAAGTATTAGGAATTGATAAATCAGCATCCGCTGAAGATATTAAAAAAGCATATAAAAAACTAGCAGTTCAAAACCATCCTGATAAAGGTGGTGATGAAAAGAAGTTTCAAGAAATATCAAATGCTTACAATGTGTTAAGTGATTCTAAGAAAAAACTAGAATATGATAACGGTGGATCAAATGGTAATAGATTTAATGGAAATAATGAAGATATTTTTGCACACTTCTTTGGTAGAAGAGGAGGACAACAACAATCACAAAAATGCAATGATATCATAAAATCTTATCCAATAACATTACGCGATGCATTTACTGGGGTAAAAAAAATTTTAAAAATTAAATTAAAATCTTATAATTTAGATAAATTAAAAAGTTGCGATGATTGTAATGGTGTAGGTAGAATAAAGAATATACGTAATATGGGTATATTTCAACAAGTTTTTGAAATGCAATGTAATAGTTGCAATGGAACCGGATCTAAAAACTTAGAAGAATCTGCATATGAAATTGAAAAAACCTTAGAATTGAATATACCGAAAGGAATACATAATAATAATAAGATTTGTATAGATGGTTGTGGAGAACAACCTAAAGTAATAAATAAAAAACCTGGTAATTTAGTATTAAATATTGAAATAATAAATAATGATGCTTTTACACGTGATAAGGATGATTTACATTCATCAATATCAATAAATTTTACATCTTCATTATGTGGAGCAAATATTGAATTTAATATTATGGATGAAGATAAAATAACTTTTAATACATCACAATTTAACATAGTACATCCAAATAAGAAATATGAATTTAAAGAAAAAGGAATGCCAATACAAGGAACAGATAAAAGAGGTAATTTATATGTTGAGTTTAATATTGAATATCCTATATTAACTGAAGAGCAAAAAAAATATATTAAAGACATATTAAAAAATGATAATTAATAAAATATAAATAAAATGCATATAACATCTTTAATAGCAGGAGAAGAATTTGCAAATACTTATATTGATTTAAAAAATATAAAAATTGGTAAATTAGTAATTGATGTAGGTGGTCAAGATGTTAATGGATCTTTAAGAAACTATTATGAAAATAAAGGTTTAAAATATATTTGTGTTGATATTGTAGAACATAAATCAGTTGATGTAGTAATAAAAATGGGTGATAAATTACCTTTTAGAGATTCAAGTGTTGATTACATACTATCTAATTCATCATTTGAACATGATCCTTGTTTCTGGATGACGTTTAAAGAAATGACAAGAATAATAAAAGAAAACGGTTATATTTATGTAAATTCACCATCAAGTGGTCCATATCATCCATATGTTACTGATAATTATCGTTTTTATGCAGATGCCGGACAAGCACTTGCTTATTGGTCTGGAATACAAGTGGTAAATGAACCGGTTTTTCCTGTAAAAGTAGTAGAAACATTTAATATTTTAGGAACAGAATGGAAAGACTTTTGTTGTATTTGGCAAAGAACTAAATTAAAAGAAACTTCTCATATTTTATCAGAAGATATAGTAAAAACTGTAGGAATATTAGAAAAATCTATAAATGATCGTGGATATAAGACAGTAAAAAAATCTTAATTATTCTTCATAAGCAGGATCAAATACACTAATATCTTTAGTTTCCATATAACGAACTAAACCAGGTGTTCCGTAATAATATGTATTAAGTTCATCAATAAAATCAAATTGTTCTGAACAAGAACACGGTAACGTACGTTTTTCGTTTTTATATTTATTAATATCAAAATAGTTAATATCAAAGTTATTTACTATATCTCCTTCTTTACAAGCACATTGTATATGTGCTTTACGTTTTTTAAGATCATATTTAATTTTATACATAGAGTTTTCGTATTTATCTTTAGCTACTAAACTTATTTTATTATTCATTGTGCTAGGTTTATAACAACGAGAAGATTTAATTGCTTTATTATAATTAATATGCCATAGTAAAGTCATAATAGTTAATACAACAAATAATGATACTATAAATGTAAAAAAAAATTCATAATAATCCATATTTATCTAATTATAACATATAATAACTTTTTTATTAAAATGGTTTATAGTTTATAATATGATCTTCTATTGATTATTTTAAATTACTATATGTAGCTTTGCAAACATTTTTAAATAATTTATTTTTAATACCAGTAGTAAAATTATTATCTTCATCTACTAAATAATTTTGCATTTGCGTATTGGTACATTGTTTGATTAATGCTTCTCGTTTTAATTCTGTCATTTGTTCGTGTGATAATCCATATTGTGTTCTAGAAATGTTATTTTTACTATCATTTTCTTCTAATTGTTTTTTAGTATCACCGCATATATCTTCTAAACTAAATTTAGAATCTTTAAGAATAGATTCTTTAATTTTATTATACATTTCTTCAGTAACTGAATATTTTATAGTAGATTCTAATATAATATTAATAACGATACCAGATACAAACTTACCACTGAATATTAATTTATCAAAAAAATCAAATATACCTAGTTGTTTAAGATTTCCTATTGGATAAAAAGAAAAAGCATTATATAATTTACAACCTATAAGCCATATTTTAGATATAGGAACAAGTAAAAATCTATAATAAATATAAATAAATATTATAAAACATGTAATACTCACAAATATAATAGTAGCAACTATTAATAAATAAACATTTTGTAAAATAATATCAAGAATTTTCAAAATTGTTCTGTAAATTATACGTTCTTTAATTCTTCTATTTAATTCGATAGATGTAGATAACCATACTTTTAAAAACTTATGAATAAAAAATGCTAAAATATATAAAATTGATAAAATATAAATTGTTACGATCATTTAATATTGTGTAATTATTAAATATATAATAATTAAATTTATTGTTCAATGTTTTGAAGATAATAAACTCTAATCTTCATTGAATATAGTTAAATTTATTGTTCAAAGTTTTGAAGATAATAACCGCTAATCTTCATTGAATATAGTTAAATTTATTGTTCAAAGTTTTTAACAATATTTAAAGATAATAAACGCCAATCTTCGTTAAATATAGTTAAATTTATTGTTCAAAGTTTTTAACAATATTTAAAGATAATAAACTCTAATCTTCATTGAATATAGTTAAATTTATTGTTCAAAGTTTTTAACAATATTTAAAGATAATAAACGCCAATCTTCGTTAAATATAGTTAATATATCATTTTCAATTTTATCGCCATCAATTTTTTTAATTTTAATACATTGATTAATATATTCATTAAAATTATCAATAAAATATGTATTATTTGAGTTTATGAACGTTAAATTATAATTATCAATAATTTTAGTTCTAAACAATATAATATCTTTATTTTTTCTTAATTCTTTTATTAAGAGTTTTAAATTTTTATTAAAGAACATTGTAATTCATTTAAAAATGATATCATTTTTTCATATAATATAAAAGAAATGTTTGAGATTAAGATAACAAAAGAACCTATTATTTTGTTTGATTGTAGTTATTATATTTTTTACAGATATTTTGCTACAAAAAGATGGATAAGTTTTCAAAAAAATAATGAAAATATTGATTTTTTGCTATCTTTTGAAAGACATTTAGAAAATGATCTTATTAAACTATGTAAAAAATTTAAAACAATAAAATCAAATATATATTTTGGTGTTGATTGCTATAGAAATACAATTTGGCGAAATGAATATTTAAAAAGCTATAAACAACAAAGGATTGATAATCCTGAATTTAATAGAGAAATATTTAATTATTTTAAAACTATAATAAAAGATAAATATAACTTAAAATTAATAAATTGTGATAATTTAGAAGCGGATGATGTTATAGCAATAATTCATAAAGAAATTACTAATAAAATAAATACGATAATAATCACAAATGATAGTGATTATGTTCAACTAAAGAATGATAGGACAACTATAATTAATATGCAATTAAAAGATATAACGTTAAAACATAATTTAAAAAACTATACTATTTATAAAGCATTAATAGGTGATAAATCTGATAATATAAAACGTGTTGGTAAAATAAATAAAGTAATCGCAGAAAAAATAATTCAAAAACCTATAAATGAAATATATGAATGGTTAGAAAGTAATAAATTATTAAATGAATATAATAATAATATAAGATTAATAGATTTTAATTATATTCCTACCGAATTAATTAATAATTTATTGAGTAAAATAAATATTGCATAAAAAATGATATAAAATATATATTTTAATTATTTAATAATGAATGAAGATGAACTTTGGAATCTTATGGATAAAGTTAGTATAAAAGATCATAATTATCCTAAAGAAATAAGTTGTTCTTACTGTCATTATGACAAGTTTATTAAAGATGATAATCTTTTAACTTGTTTAAGATGTCATAATATAATTGATAATATAATTGATTGTTCTGCAGAATGGAGATATTATAATGGTGATGATAATAAATCAGAAGATCCTTCTAGATGTGGATTACCAACAAATGTTTTATTACCAAAATCATCATTAGGTTCTATTATTGGTAAAAGTATGCGTGATAGCAAAGATTTACATTGTATTCGTAAATTGCAAACTTGGACTAGTATGCCTTATAGTGAACGTAAATTGTTAAATGTATTTGAAAGATTTACGAATAATACTAATAATAAAGGTATATCAGGAAAAGTATTATATGATGCAAAGATAATGTATAAAAAAGTATCAAGTTTAAAGATATCAAGAGGAGATAATAATGATGGATTAATAGCTTCTTGTGTTTATTACGCTTGTATAATAAACAATGTTCCACGTAGTATTAAAGAAATTGCAGAAATGTTTGAAATAACACCAATAACTTTAACAAAAGGTAATGCAAGATTTCAAAAATTAAATCCTATGAATGTTTTTTCATCTTCACCGCACGAATTTATTTCAAGATTTGGATCACAATTAAATATGTCGCAAAAAGATATAGCTATATGTGTAGAATTATCAAAATATTTATATGAAGAAGATATATTGCGAGATAATTCTCCAACTAGTTCTGCTGCTGGTATAATTTGTTTTTATTGTGATAATAAAGGATTAGATATATCAAAAAAATATATAGCAAATATATGCGGTGTTAGTGAAGTAACGGTAACAAAAAGTTTTAAACATATTTTGAAATATGATAATGTTATTAAAGAAAATTACTTTTTAACAGCAAAAGTGTAAAATATAAACATAGCACCTAAAGTTGTTAAAAAATTTAATATAGCAATAGATATAATTATAGGAATAAGAACATATAAAATTTGATGTTGTAATAAATCTTTAAAATCACTTTCTAATAGTTTTTTTTTTATAAAGTTCATAATTATATCAACATAATCTTTATTATGCGTATTAGTCATAATTTTCTTAACATTTTAATTATATTAAAATGATAACATATAACGCAATAATTAAACGCAATGATTTTTATATTTCAACTCCAATTGATGATTATGTTGTAACTTTAACTAATATAGATATTGTTAGTATTAGACAAAATTCAGCAAAAAAATATACTGTTATTGTAAAAATTAATGAAACTAATGATAAAAAATTACTTTCAAAAATTGAAAGATCATCGCAAGATGTAGTTATAAATAACAATAATACATGGTTTCAAAATAATTTAGAATATCAAGATATTATTGATAATTATTTACCTTGTTTTAATGAACAAAATAATACATTAGAAATAATATTACATAAAGATTATTTACCAACATTGGATGGTTATGTTGATATTGAAGATATTATTAAAAATCAAAAAACGAATAGTTTAAAAAATATAACTCTTAAACTAATAGGCATTTATATTAAAAATAATAGTTTTTACGTAAGATGGTTAGTTCGTAATATTGAAAAAATAGAAAGTAATACAGATGGATTAGAAAATATTGATGAATTATTTGATACTAAATATGAAAGATTAGTTAATAAAATAGATGATAAAATTAAGTTTTTAAAGAATACTAAATTAGATCTTAAAAAAATATATGATAGTAAAGATTTTGAAGCATTATTAAAAAGTTTTTATCTTATATTAGATAAAATATAATATGGCGGAAGATAACAACAAACTTGTTTTATACTTTGCTCTTTTGATACTTTTATTACTCTTAGTTTTATTATTTCAAGCGTATAACTCAAAATGTAAAGTTTTTAATTATGAAATGTTCAATAATGCTAATTCAAATGCAGATGTATATAATGAACAAAATGTTATAAATAGCATCGGTATGTCAAATGATGTTAAATACTCACCTGCTGATCCTGAACAACCTGCATATACTGAAATTGCTTCTAGTAATCAAAATCAAGTAAATGCTGAACCAGAAACTAGTTGTTATCCGCGTAGCAGTTTAACTGCACAGGATTTATTACCAGCAGATTTAGATGCTACTAATTCAAAATGGGCTAGTATGAATCCTACAACAGGTGGAGCAATTGAAGATCAGAACTTATTAACAGCCGGATGGACTGTAGGTGTTAATACTGTACAAAATTCTTTACGTAATCCTAATTTACAATTACGCTCTGAACCACCTAATCCAGTAAAACCTGTGAGTCCTTGGATGATTTCTACAATTGGACCTGATACAAACCGTAGAGATATGGAAATTGGTTCTCAACCATATTGGGAAAACTAATATAAACATTAATTTGTTCAAACTCTATAATGGATAACTTAACTGGAAAAACACTTTTATTATCATCAATATCGAAATATTTTAAAAATAATCCTAAACATCTAGAACAAGTTAAAAATATAATTTCTGGAAAAAGTTTTATATCTCTTAGATTAATTGATTGGTTATTAACACATTTTGCAAAAAATAATAATATACAATATTGGATTGATGATTCTAATAAAAAAATCTTTAAAAATTTGCCTGATAATGTGAAAAAAGCAGCTAATTTACGTAAATTTAATATGTATATTGATTATCGAGCACAATTAAAATCATTCAGTAAAATGTATTTTGATCCATTTAGAAGACATGAACGTATTACTTATAAAATATCAGATAAAGAAAGTATTGAAACCACTATTGGACAACTTAATTTATTTAGGTGGTTTTTTAAAAACTTCATATATGAATATGTTATTGATAATTATAATGATATTGCTAAGAATATGAGTTCTAAAAATAAAAATGATAAAAAAGTAGTTGAACCTATTCAAAAAGAAGTAAGATATATCAAATTTAATTGATTCCTAATGTTTTTATTTTTTTATTATTAGTAAGTTCTTTTGGATCCCACGATATATATAATATATTTCTGTTTGGTTCAGGTAATCTATTTACAATATAACCCGATTTTTTATAAAGTCGCATTAAATGTTTTATACATTCTTCTAGGTTAAATAAAGGATAACCTATTATATAATATGGAACTGCATAAAATGTTGAATAACCATTATGTTGCGCTATTCTTTTTATTTTTTTATTACAAAGTTCAACTACTTTATTATAAGTTTTTATGTGATTTTGATCTATAGTTTTTTTTATATTATATAATTCATTTATACTTAAGATTGTTGTCATATTTTATATATTAAATATAATATAAATATTATGTTTAAAGCAGAAGGAAAAACTTCTAAAATTAAACCGCAACCAATTGATTTATCATTATTAGAACCTTTAGATGAAATTATATTAGGTAAAAGAAAAATGAGTGATAATATTTTTGTATATAAGAAAAAATGTATTTAAGAATTAATAAAGACAATGAAGAAGAATTATATAAAAAATATACAGATTCTGCCTGGAATTATGCTAAAAATTGTTTAGAATATGAAGATAAATATAAAAAATATACTAATATGAAAAAACTTAATTATCCTCAACATATTATAGCAAATGAAAAATATAAACTAATTGTTGAAGCTAAAAAACTTGAACAAAGTTATGATATTTATGATGTATATTTACATAATTTTTATGTAAATGATTTTACACTATAGTTGCTATTTTACATTCATCATTTTCAGAACAAATCCAAATTATTTTATTATTTAAATGTTCTTTTATCATTTCTTTTTGTGGTCTATATTTATTATGATAATGACAACATACCTTTGTTGTTTCTGGTAATAATTTAAGTTTTTTATTTATTGGTTCATATGATGGATATGTTGGTTCATATGATGGATATGTTGGTTCATATGATGGATATGTTGGATCCATTAAGGGATATACTGGTATTTCTTGTTGTTTTTGTAAATCATATGACAAATATAAGGGTTCTGTAGATTTCATAACATCTTTAACATCATATGAAAGTGTTATAGGATCTTTAACATCATATGAAAGTGTTATAGGATCTTTAACATCATATGAAGTTGTCATAACATCTTTAACATCATATGAAAGTTTTGTAACATCTTTAACATCATATGAAGGTTTCATAGGATCTTTAACATTATATGAAAGTTTTGTAACATCTTTAACATCATATGAAGGTGTCATAACATCTTTAACATCATATGAAGGTTTCATAGGATCTTTAACATCATATGAAGTTGTCATAGGATCTTTAACATCATATGAAAGTTTTGTAACATCTTTAACATCATATGAAGGTTTCATAGGATCTTTAACATCATATGAAAGTTTTGTAACATCTTTAACATCATATGAAGGTTTCATAACATCTTTAACATCATATGAAGGTTTTGTAATTTTCCATCCAATTTCACCACTTTCAGTTGTATGTCTTTCAATTAATGTATCAGCTATATCATTTTCTACTGGTAATTCAATATCTTTTAAATGCTTACAATGGCAGTAATCATTTTTGCAAAAATTATAATCCGAAAAATATTTACATCTTTTTGAATAAAAGTTATTATTAATTTCATTACTAGGATAATAAACAATTTCACACGTAAATGGATTGTAAAAATGTCTTATATTGTATTTATTACAAAAACATTCGTACATATAATTGCGTAATTCGATCATTGTTATTACATTACAATGTTTTCATTTTTATAATTAAATAACTCAAAGTCTTTTGTATATACTTTATCAATAATTGAAATACATTCAGCATCTAAAAATATAGAAATATTGCGAGTATTAATTTTAAAATCTTTATTATCTTCAATTTTTTCAATAATAATATTTTGAGGTAATATAGGTGTATTTTCACAAATAAATAAATAAGAAGGATAATAATGAATAAACTTATAATTATAATTTGAAAAATCGTAATATTTTAATACCATTTTAATAAATATACGTAAATCCTCAATAGTATTTATTGGATTTTTATAAAAGTAAGCACTTATTAATCTTTGATATGGATTTCTTACACATGTATGATATAAAACTTTATCATATTTACAAAACTTATATCGTAATGCATAAGAAATATGAGCATAATCAAAATCATCTGAACATCCCCAATATTCTTTAATTATTTCTGTTGTATTTTTAATATTATTTCTTATTGTTTTACCTGCAGTTTTAGGTATATGAATAAAACAATATAGAAAAAAATTCTGTTTATATATTAACATATGAAACTTTTAACTTATGATAAGAAAAATATAGAATATCCTGATAATTTAATATGTTATTCTGTTTTTTTAAGTAATTTACCATCATACGATGAAACCTTAGAATTAAATAATAAATCTTGTACATGTATAATTCTTAAAAATGTTATATATTTTTTAGAATGTCATGATGATTTTATAAAAAAAAATACAGATAAAAATTATATAATTAGATGGAATAATAGATTTTTTAATTTACCTGATAACATATTATTTCAAATTATTGAAGCAAGTTGTTTTTTAGATATTGATAGTTTATTTGAATTATCTTGTAATGAAGTTGCAAATATTATAAAAAAATGTAATACACCGAATGATGTTCGTAAAAGATTTAATATAAAAGATGATATAACACCAGAAGAAAAACAAGAGATATATAAATTAGCATTAAGTTTATAATGTAATAATTTTATCTAAAACATCATTTTTAAAATCTTTAACAACCTTTTCCCATCTATAATTTTCTAATATATGTTTTCTTCCACGATTACCGTGTTTTTCGCATAAATCCGGATTACTGAAATAGTTCCATAATCCTTCCATATAATCTTCAGGCAAACATATTTCGTCAATAGAACCTATACCTTTCATTTTACTATTTAATTCTCCATATTTATGTAATTTAGGTCTAATTAATGTTGATACTGTATCATTCATAAACTCTTTATGTCCTCCAACATAAGATGCAACTTGTGCTCTTCCTACACCTAAACTTTCACTACAAGTTAATCCCCAACCTTCAGCGTGAACGGGTGCAAAATTAACATCACATACACTCATAAAAATATTAATATCACGATCTGATATTTTTTGCGCATTGTCAATAAACCACAGTGTTTTTTTAGCATATTCAAAATCTAAATCAATCAATTTACATTCGTGTTCTAAAACAGCCATTAGATCCCAATGACCTTCTTGTGATGTTCCTATGGCAAACAAAATAGGTCTTTTAGTATGATGATTAGTCTTAAAGTCTTTTTTAGTGTCTTTAGAACCTACATTAGCAATCCAATGTCTTTTAACAAATAAAGCCCATGATATAATCGCAATATCCCATCCTTTTCTAGGTTGATTGCGATTAGTAGATTCAATAATGAAAGCATTTTGTGGAAGATCATAATAATAACGACAATAAGATTTTGGAATAGGAAAATATAATTTATCATCAAA